GCCCCAGAAGTACTACTCGCCGTCTTGTCGAGCGAAGCAGCATAATCTTCCCAGTTATACTTCGCTTGAACCGCCCATCCACTTCCAGTAAGAGCTGCGGTAAATCGACCAAGAGCATTAAGCGCATCAGCAATCATCTTGATGAACGCTTGCAAATATGGAGCAACGACATTGATAATCGGTGCGAACCCGGCAGCCCATGCGTTTTTCAGATAACTAAGAGCAGAGGTAATTGAGGATATTGAATGGTTGTATTCCGCACTATACTGAACGAGATTGTCAGAACCTTCCTTGATTCCGTTAACAATCGCCCTCATCGCAGCCATAATTGCTCGTCTGAACACCATCAGTCCAATGAACTGTCCGAGAGATCTTCCCCTCAAAAGCCCACTAAGGAATCCACCTTTTCTGTCTTTTCCATCAAAGGAATCATGCATTTTTCTGGCTTCTTTTGACGCAGACTTGAAGGATCTTGTTGCAGACCGCATTGCCGCATTGATCTGTCTTGTTGCCCTTCTGGCAGACGCACTAACGGCTTTTGAAGCATACTGAGCTGCTCTATTGAGTGATTTTATCTGGGCAGCATATGTCCTTACCGAACCAGAGGCTCTCGCATTCGCTGACGATACCTTAACGGACTGTGTCTCTATTGCGGATGTAGTACCGTTTACAGCAGATTCTACTTCTTCTTCCGCTCCGATCTCGTCTTGTAACGCACTGACTCGTTCCCAGTGTGCAGTAGCCGCTTCGTGTGATGCAGTTGCTTCCTGTCGATATTGGGCAGCAAGTTGATAGTTTTGACTGATTTCGGCTTTTAAGGCATCTTGACTTTTTAACTCAGCGATAAATCTTGCCGGAATCACGCCTTTTGCCCATGCGTCCATCATAGCCGCTCGTTTCGCCGGGACTTTTCCGCTCATGTCCTCAAAGGTCTGTTCGATTGCCTTTGCAGACTCGCTGATTTTTTGCGGATTTATTGCTTTGGTTGTTTGTGCGAGTTGGGCATTAACCGCTTTAACGCCTTTTGTAGCCTCTTTGCTACTTTGTGCGATTTCTTCCATCCCACGACTTATTTGCTTTGTCGGGGCAGATTTTGAACCACCTTTGCCGAAAGAGGCAAGACCCTTGGCTTTTGAACATACGTTGTCGAGAATTGACCCGATAGATTCCAGTTTTTCTGCCAGATCTTCAAGTGCGTTGAGTGCGGACTGTGCGTGTTCTTTTACGTTGACTTCCAATGTCCTAATCTCAACATCAGATGCACCGGGCATATGTCTCACCACCTTTCGTCATAGTCTTATGCTTCGGACTGTTGCCGAGCCTCAAATTGCTTATTCCACACCATAGCGAATGCCATAAAGCTATCAGCAGCCATTTTATCTGCGTCTTCTTGATCTTTTCTTCTCTGGGAAACAAGATATGGTTCTTCGGGATACGGAGATTTTTTGCTGTTCAAAGCATGAGCGACTGCCTCACAGATGTACTGACCTTGTAACCATGCCGAGTAATCAACATCGTCTTTTCTGGTCTGCTCTTGGTACTCAAACATTCTCTGCCACGGTTCTAAGCGTTTCGGATTCATATTCCAAAACTCTGTTGCCGGAACTCCGTATCTCAGTGCTATGGGCATCCACACCCCAAGGATGTAGTCTGTATATGTGTCAAAGGTTATTCCTGAGTAGTCGATGCTTCTTCGGGGAATGCCACTGTATTCTGCGTCTTCTTCGTCTTCTTCTCCTCGACCTGATCCAGACCGAGCATCTTTCTGAAAAAAGCCGAATCCTCAACTGCTTTCCCGAATGCTTCATAGATGTCGTTGATAGATCCCCCACCGAGAACGTGCTGTTCGATAAGTCTCTCAGCCTCATCCCGATCTTCTCCAGTCACGACACACACGAATCCCATCGCCAAAAGGAACATCTCTTGCTTTCTAAAGGCTTCAAGTACCGAGAATCCTTGCTCCTCAATCTGCGTGAAATGTCGGAAGGTTAACTGCGGTACTTCGTACTTTTTGTTGTTGATTTTTACTGTTGCCATTCTTCTCACCTCTCGTTTTTGGTACAAAAAAAGGGGCAGACAATAAGCCTACCCCATGTTCACACTGTACTTATTCTCACGTTCCGGGGAACGCAGTTGCCGCCGCTTCGGGATAAATCTTCGTAGACGGATAGATGTGCAGAGTCATCTCACGGATACCATTGACAGCACCCTCATTGATCTCGACAGAGCATCCACCCTTCCAAGAGAATTTACCGTCAACGCCAGACGCACCAAAGTCAAGTTCCCAGATCGTGTTGTCGTCCAGAGCATTGTAAGAGCCGAAAGCGGTCATATCGTGGTTAAATGTAAAGTCAAGCGATCCACCAACTTGCTGTACACCACCCACGAAAGTCTGCATCTCGTCTTCAAGATCCGTGGTTTCAAGAGCATCCCTACTTCCAAAGAGAGCCGGATAACTCTTAATCTTGGAAACCTGGGCGATGGACGCAGCAGTCGCACCACAGCGAAGTGTGGTATTAATCGTATTTCTGCCAGCACTCATAATCAGTTACCCCCATTATCATTGTCATTGTCGTCAGGAGTGTCAGGTGTATCAGGAGTATCAGGATCGAAATTGTATCTGGGTATCTCATCGAGCGTTGATACAACTCTGGCAAACCGAGCGACATATCGATAGTAGTTAGGACGAGTCTTAGCAGTAAGATCATATGGGCCATTGATTCTTGAATACGCCATACCTCTCATCGCCTTGCAAGCTGCGTCCATTATTTCTTTAGCTTCTGTCGGACTCTTTGAACTGTAAGTGTCAATCTGTACAGTAGACCGAACAGAATAGTCCACATCGGGATCTCCCGGAGACAAATCAACATCAGCCTCATAGCAATCCTGTTGCACAACAGAGACGGAAGGAAGTTTCTCCGGCGTCACCGTATTTGAATTTTGGAAATGGATGTTCATAATGCCATCATATGCGTGTTGCACATACAGCATGACATTTGTAAACACCCTGTTTGACGGATCAATCATCGAAACACCTTCTTTGCAATTTGAGTGAATTGCTCTACCATAGCGTTGCCACCCTTGAGCATCGGCATCGAAGCGACCATTCCGTAAGATTTATGGCTGTGACCATCTTCGCCGTAGTACCACCAACCGTCAGGATTTTCCCAGTTGTCATACTCTGGATTCTGTCGTGGGGCTTTAGGCTCGTATGTTCCAGAACCGTAACCAAAATCGGCTGCGTGTTCTGCTGTGCCTATACCGATCAAGCCCGAACCGAACTCAAGGAACATGATTGCATCAGAAGTGACTTGTACTTGAGCAATATAAGTTCCGTTACCGCCATCGACTATTTTGACGAGACTGTTTATCGTCTCACCAGTGTCCATGTGTTCTGCCAGTGTAGCCTCAATAACGTCATATCCTACTTGTGCAAGTTCATCGACAAACCGCTGGCACTGTGCTTCAAGTGTTTTTCGGTATGCTCTGATTTTCCTCGCTGCCTGTCGAAAAGATTTTCCAGAGAGGACAAGATCGTATTTAACTGTTCTTGCCATCTTTCTTTCTCCATTTCACAGGATAGGAAACGATATTAAGACCAGCATCAGGCTTAGACGTAACGGAATAATCTGCTGTGTTAGGATCTGCATAACCATTGGCATCAACCTTTGGCTCAGTGATCCAGATGAGGGAATTTTCGTCTATCGGGAGATCAATTTCAGTTGTAGCGATACGCCTCTGAGAATCAATATCTGCACCATAGCGATCTGGATAAGCTGCCCCGGCAAATCCTGTGTATCCTCGACCTGGACTCAGTGTTGCCCAGAACTCAACTGGTTTTGAGTATTTGATCTTCGGAATCGGATCGCCAGTGTAGTCACCATTAGCATCAGTCGGTAATGACATCTCCTCGTAGAGTGCGTACCACATCTGCCTCTCATTCTTCGCAAGGTTACGCATTAAATCACCACCTTACGCAATCGAAGCAAAAGGAATTACCTCTGCAAGTATCGTTGAGCGATGCTCAAAGGAGCGATATTCGCCATTTTCGTTGATAGTTGTCTGAAACTCAGCACCACGGATGTTGTAATCATAGAGCGCAAGGTTATAGATTTCCGTATAGTGGTCTGCCATGTCAGCATCTATCTGCTCTTCTGTGTAATCCTTCGGGTAATTCCTGTACTGCTTGATTTCCCGATAAGCGTTTTTAACTTTGATAAGCAGAATGGCGGCATCTCCCTGTCGTGTAGGAGCAATATCAACCATCAACTGCTCATATATCGTTTGGATTAACTCGTCCACTCTGCTCACCTCGTTATTGTTTCTTTGTTCTCCGAGGAGTCCGCTTCTTGGGTTCTGGTGGAGTTTCCACTGGTTTCACCTCTTCCGCTTTCTCCTCTTCGACTTGATATCCTTTTGATAACCAGAGATTGACAGTATGCTCCAAAACACGAAACACACTGTCACCTTTTCTAACCGTTACCATCATGTGGTAGACGGAGCAGGCCCAAGATACGCAATACCATCAGCCTTGTTGTTCAGAACGAAAGCGTCATAGCGGATGCGTCCTTCGCAAAGGAAACCATTGATTCCAGGCGGATTATCGTGAATCTTGAAATCCTGAAGTTTGACCGGGGAAACAGTCGCAACAGGAATCGTAAGGATCGCATTCACGTTCTCCGGGAAGTAGCTGGACGGGGCTTTAAGGATGCGGATACCATCGACCTCACCGACCTGACCACGGATCAGCATATTCTGACCGATATCAGACGCTTTGATGAAGTTGTTGTCCAGCTTAAGCAGATTGTAATAAGCCGGAGTCACAATAGCGATTCTGCCACCAATCGGAACTTTCTTCTCGTCCAGTTTCTCTTGAAGATCAAGGAACAGGCTATAAGCGTTAGAGGAAGTCGGAGTAGTGGTAATGTAGTTGCCAGAGCCAGCACCAGCGACCATCGCCGCAAGACGATAGGCATCAACTTCCGGGATCACCACTTCATCAATCTGTCTGCGGAGCGCAGCACCAGCGGCCATCGTCCCCATAGTATCCTGTTCAGACTTACGATCAATCGTGAAAGTGAAGGAACGGTCTTGGGTAAGGGTCATCGTCTGAACGGCATTTTCAAGTTCGCTGGCAGTGCCATAACGAGCCGAGCCAGTCAGAGAGTAATCATTCATGCTGACAGTGCCGACAGAGAAGACTTTAACTGCTTCTACGCCGATCCAGTCAAACTGATTCGAAATGAGCGCATTGGTCAGAGGGCCAAGTTTAAAACGCTCGTCAACCTTCGGGCTATACTTCAGCGCATAATTAATACTGGGCATCGTTTACCTCTTTCTGTGTTAAAACACATCGGGATTGTCAAACCCTTTGAGGAACGGATCGACCTCATTTTCACCGTTTTCATCCTGAGAACCATTGATATCAGGACGAGACTTGAGATATTCTTCTTTCCACGCTTTCTGTTGTGCCTCAAGGTAAGCAGTGTTGTGGGCAGAAATCTTCGACATCAGACCTTCCATGTCACCTTCAACTTCAAGTTGAGCGCACTCTTCCGCAGTTTTCTCATCCATGTTTTGCTTCATGTAACGTGCCTTGGCTTTAAAGATTCCAAGTTCTTTGGAGAGTTGTGCCATCTGCTGTTTCTGGAGTTCTTCTGCTTCACGCTTTGCATCCGCAGCCTGTTCTTCGGCAGACTGTCTCTCACGGAATTTCCTCTTCCAATCGGCTGACTCCGCATTTGCTTTGGAGATAGCGTTTTTGTACCGAGTGTTTTCCGCTTCAAGAGCAGCAAGTCTGGTCTGAAGGTCTTCGATTGTTACCTTCGGTTCGTTTTCCTGATTGTCGTTCTGTTCGTTGGGTTTGTTTTCTTCAGTTGCCATAAATCTCCTGCGTTTTTACGTCTTCCCTGACGGTTCAAAATGTGCGATTTACGTCTTCCCTGACGTTATTGCGTAAAAAAATCAGACCCCCCAGGTAAGGTCTGACTGATAAAGGGAACTATGTGAAATTAAGCGTAGGTCACGGAGCAACGACAGTTAATTATTTCTTCCAGACTTGCTCCAAGCGATGTGTCTTTCGGGTACATCAGAAGTGAATCACCGACCTCAAAAGGCATCAGTATCGGCTGCATCTGACCATCCGCAAGGTTATGAGAAATCCGCTCTCTGCCATCAAGTATCGTGTTCCAATACTTCCACTTCTTGCCCCGACTGAGAGCATTGTCGAAATCGTAGTAGTTCCAGAAGTTGTTGGAATTATCTTCAGCAAGAAGCCTTGCCCTATCAGCACTCAAGAAAAACGGATCTTCATCACCTCTGTCTACTGTGGTTCTGGCAATCTCAGAGGAAAGCAGATCAATCATATCCTCA